GTTATTACGGGTGTTGTTTACGTTGTGCCTATACAGGTTTCCACCCTTAAACGTATAGAAGTAGTTATTCATCCCGATCATCCAATCAGGCAAAAAGGAATAGAAGGATGCCCATCCTTCTACCCCCTCACTATATGTTAACGTATATGCTGCCATAGTTTTTCTTTTAGCATCCGTAAGTTGATAAGTCTATTGTTGGATCAGAGCAAGCTGTAATACAAGCGTCACAAATATTTGCACCACCTGAAAAATAAGCTCCCGAACTACACGCATTAAAGTTTGATGATGTCTGACCTGCTAATATCTCAACAGTAAATGATTGAGTAAATATTGTTCCTCCGTAAGTACAAAGGTTTGGAGGATATACAAACTGAACATTAACATTGAATGTTGTATCAACAGCTACAGGATTATTAATAGTAACTGAAGCTCCCATATAATCATCAATTGTACCTCCAATGCAAGGCTCCATATATCCGAATACCCCCGTTACAGTAATTCCACCACCTCCTGCGCAAACACCAAATCCAATAATTACTCCATTGGCATCTACTTGAAACCAATCATTAGCTCCTGCTGCAGTTGTTTTGTAATACCCTGCCGCTAACTTAAACTCACCATTAGGGTCGCTAAACACTAAATCATATAGCCCAAGTGTACCTCCTGTTCCTGTTACGTAAGCTACGTAGTGTGTTTGGTTTATAGACAAAGCACAAGCCGCAGTATCACTTGCCGCCATTGCTGAAGAAGCAAATGATGGAAGAGCTGCCGGGCAAGCAACAGATAAACTAAAGGCTGTTCCTGCGCAAGGACCAATAAACTGCAAATCAAGTATTGAAGGAGACGCTGTTGTTTTTGGTATTACCATAACGCAGTCTCCGGGCAAACCTGCTGTCAAGTCTACTTGCCCTGACAATATACTAACCGAAGTTGTTGTTCCTAATGGAGCAAAAGATGTTCCGTTATACTCGTATTCGTCAAGCGTATACGGAGAGTTTGCGACAATGCCGCAATCACCTCCGTTTGATCCTATATAAGTAGGAAGCCCTGTGCTACCCTGTAACCATCCATATACAGGAGACGAGAGTCCGTTATAGGATACACTATTAAAAACCGCTAATACCCCATCAGGCACAGAAATCGGATCAAATGTTACCACTACAGCCCCTGTGTCTGTTCCTAAGTCCGTACTAACATAATATATTCCCTGATTACCTGACGCAGATATTGTACCACCACAAGGTGTAGCACAAGATGGACAAGAAGTCTGAGGCAGTAATGCTCCTGACACCTGCTCACGCACAATTGTTCCATCAGAATAAAATCCATCAGGAGCAACCGTAGTCAGATTAACATCAGTGTAAATAACTGTAGCCGATCCAAGGGATGGAGCATCTACATAGTAAGTTGCTTGTGTTGCCATTTAATTTGATTTTATGGTGCGATACAGTTACAGCATACATCAAGTGCGCTTACAGTTGAGTAGCAAAGTGTAACCTCTGTTCCACAACCGGAGCAAGCTGACTGAGCCTGCAATACTCCGCTGACTTGTTCTCTGACAATACTATTGTCTGAGTAGAATCCATCAGGAGCAAGAGTTGTAAGTCCTACGTTGGTGTAAACTGCAGTTGCCGTAGCAAGTGACGCAGCGTTTAAGTAATAAGTTCCTTGTGTTGCCATTTTATTTTGTTTTAATCATTACAACCGCAGCAAGCATCCAACACGCTTATAGTTGAATAGCATAAATCAAATGCCGGTGGAGGTACATCGCATCCGCAACAAGAGTTGTTTATGTCTACATTGGAGTAGCACAACTCAAGTGGTAAAGAGCTTCTGTAATCCCATATCAAATATAAATATTGTCCGCTGCTTGGGACGGTAAAAGTTCCTGTATAATATCCTGCTGCTCCTGTTGGTGCAACTGTTGTAGCTGCTGCAAGTAAATTTGCAATGCCAACCTGAGTGTTAGGGTATAGTGTATTGCTTCTTAAATATCTAAACTTATTGTAAGAAGGGTTAAAATCAAACGTGTCAAATCCTTGCTTGTTTGAGATTAACTCCATTGCCGCTCCTGAAGGAGGGAATCCACCTGTGCCTTGAGGACCAATGATAATATTGTACTCAGATACCACAGGACTTTGAGCAGATGAATCAAATGTTACAAGTGTAGACTGAAGAGGTGAAATAAATCCTGCATCCGTATACCTGTACTCATTATGGATAAACTTACCGGCATCGGCATTGCTTGTTAAGCAGATGTTGACAATACCTATCTCGTTTGCTTCTACGCAGTTTACAAGTACACTTACATTGACATTGTCTGTGGCAATAACATTAACAATAAGCTCATTAATAGCGTTACTGTTTTTGGCTATTGTAAGAGACCCTGATGTAGTTACTAACCCTGAAGAAACAGTAGTTAACCCATAAGTTACCACCACCTCAAATTCTGCAGTTGATGATGGGTCTACCGTATAGTCAACGATACAGTCTCCAACAGAGGTATCTTCAAATATCACCCCATACTGCCTGTTTGATCCTGCTTCAATAGTGAAGTCTTGCTCGATACCGCAACTATAAATAATAGGAGGAATAGGCACAGAGCTGTCGTTAGTGGTGAGCACATACTCATTCATATATGGGTCAAACCCACCAAGCTTTTGAGTATTGAAGGATTGGATAAAGTTATCTCTAAACCAAGTCCGCATACCTTGCTCAGACACCACTCTTAATTGGTCTGTGCTATAAGAGTTTCCAATAAGTTGCAGTACAGCCCCACGCTTTACGTCTGTAAAGTATCTATAGTAACCCCATTGTACATAGCTTTCAGGATGGAAGCTGATACCATACTTCTCAACACGAGCAATTTGAGTACCCAATACTTCAGGCACGGAGGTAATAGCACCACCGGCTGCAGCATCTGAGAGTAAGTTCTTACCTGCAAGTACGTATGAAATCTTATCTTCTTGTAGCGTAAGTACGTCAGTCTCTCGTCCATCTAACTTATAGATAGGACCGAATGATACCTCTAAATATTTGTAGTTAAGCAGTCCTAAATTGAACTCGTTTAATTTATTAACATTTGACTCAAAGTTATACACACCACTGTATGTGATGTCAGCAAAGCGCCTTGTTCTCTTGTATTGCTGTACCGATATGGACGTTACACGGTTGCCAAGATTAAAGGTCTTGCCAATAATTGAGTCACGAATCTTATAGCTTTCAGCACCATTACCAAAACAGAAACAGTTAAAGAACTCTGTGTCTATTATTGCCGGCAAAGATGCAGTTTGGTTCTGTATGTTACCCAAATGTCTTCCATTGGCATCAATGCCAAAAGATAAATGATTCTCAAAGAATATATCAGGCAATGAGTCAACGGGTTGTGTCTCGAATATTAAGGTAGTCTCAGCTCTAAACACTTCAATGTTTACAATGACAGTAGATCTACGCTTCTCTCTCGAAGCCACACCACCACATCTAAGAGTACCACTGACAATAAGCGTTAGCTGATTATTGGCAGGATTGCGATAGAACCTATAATAGTTTTTACACAAATCAGTTGAAATGTCTGTGTTGTTTGATGCAAGTGTAGGTATAAATTCATTTTCAACAGGACATTCATTACCCCCAACCTCTTGATCTCCATCATCAAGTATCTGTTCTACGTTGTCTCCAATCCACCACTCCATCATATTATCATAATTGGCAGAAGAAACAAGCGTTTTCTCTAAAGTATAAATACGCCTCTCACAAGCTCCATTACCTTGACCAACACCAAGACGCTGAAACTTAAAATATAATTTAATTCTACTACCGGCAGGTACAGTATAATCAACCCAAGCACTTGTTGCCGTATCAAATCTGTTCATTGGGTAGTTCAAAATAGGATACTCTCCTGCATCATTTTGATCTACCTGTTCGTTACCCGGTGCAATAATTGAAAGTTCATCCTGAACAACAGCAAAGCTGTTTGGATTAATCTTCATATACACCCCCGATGGAACAGGAATATTTACAGTAGGATCAAGTTCACTTGGTATCTCAATGAATCCTGCTTGCTTAGCTTCTTTCTCAAGCACTGTTGCGTATACGCAATTATTTGTAGGTCCACTTGTGTCAGCCTTTACGATAAGCCTATCACCCTGCTGTACCTTACGTGCGTTTTCTCCTTCAAGTAAAAAGTATGCGTTATTACTTAGAGGGTCATCAAAGAAGATACTACTATATATGGTATCGTAACTTTCCTCGTCAGGCTTAATAACAAACTTATATCTCTTAGCCCAAGCCGGAGCTATCTGAGTTGTAGGAATAGTTACCCTAATAGAGTTCTTGGTATCAGATGCAGAGCAAGGAATGTGTACTGTATTTCTTGGACTAACCAAGGCTGTAGTAGAACGACCAAAGTCATCCATATACACGATACCAATCTCATACCCACGATTGCTATGCAAGCTGCGTGGTGAATTTATTTTTTGATAGAAAGCTTCTGCAAAGTTTACTGAGTAATACTCATACACATTATTTGTTGGTGTAGTAGTATTGTCAACATATCTCATTGCAGGAAACTGTAGACCAATTATTTGACTTGCAGGTGTAGTAATAATGCTTATTGGCTGACCTGCAGCAGAAATACCACTCTGAAACTTTATTAGTGCGTCTAAGTTGTTTGGTAGTGCACAGTTAAGCTGATCAGTAAATGTTGTCCCATTACAAGAGTTTGCTATAGGCTGAATATTTGCAATTGTTCCAATAACATCTTGAAATGCTACACTTGTAGCCATCTGATAAACAGAAGTATATGTGGTTGGCAGTGTAAACGTAAGCGTCAAATTAATGTTCTCGCTTGTCTCTGTAGGGAATGGAGTGCTCCCTGCAAACATATTGTGCGTAAGCCTTACATCTAATGTAATTGAAGAACCTGCAATAAGCTGTATGCCTGTTAGGTTAATATTTACAGTTGCATTTGGAATAGTTTGATTACTACCAAAACTATATACGCCAACTGAGGTAGTGTCGGGTAAGCTTGAAGTACCAACCAATTCAGAAACTGCAGAAGCAACGTATTCAAGTTTAGTTACGTTTCCATTCTTATCAACTAAATCGTATCCCTCAACATAGTTCCCATACATCAAACGATTGCCCATAATAGTTTGGGCTCTTGCAAGAAGCGGTACGTTATCATACAATCTAAGCAACTCTGATTCGGGAAGTACAGTAAATATTTTGCTATTTGTAAATGTAAATGTATAGTTTGTATTGTTTGCAAGACCAAGCTCAGCCTTATCAAGCTTCTCAATAACCTTAACAATACTTGTCCCTGCTTCTTTGAATAACAGGTCAATACCAACAACAAGCGGACCGCCTGTATTGTATGTAATGATAGCAGTATTGTTTATGTTGACCATCCCCTCGTTGAGGTAGCTATTAATACTGAACTCAAATGGGTTTGGCGAAAATGCAGGAGCAGACCACTGAGATGTTGCAGAATATTCACCATCTTGATAACGATAACGATATGCAAAGCAGATAAACCTATCTACCATAAAGTTATCTTGCTGACCGGTTCTTATCTCACGAATAGCAGGAGCTGCAATTGGCGGTTTCTTAATTACAAGCAGCGACTCTGCACTAAATTGGTCTATGTTACCAATAGGGTTGGCATAGTTTCTTGTTATATTAAATACTCTTGGAGGATTGTAATTATCAGTAAAAAATATCAACTGATCAATAAGGTCAACACCTGTAATTAAATACTCAGGGCTGAAGTTTAGCGTGGTGTTTACACCACCCCCATCGTTAATGCTTATTACGTGATAAGTAAGAGCGTTCTGTATTGTGTTATATGACACAATCATATCAAGCTTACCCGTTGCCCCTACAGAAAATGTGGGGTCGTGGACAAACCAAAAGATTCTTTCGTTTGCGCTATCATCAATTGCGCCAATACATTTTGCGTTTGCGCTAAGTGGTGTACTATTGATATACCGCAGTTGAGTCAGCGCTACATTACCTTTTGTGTTTTCTATTACACCAATCTCAGCTTGCTCAGTAGAACCCATACGGACGTTGAGCGCATCAATATACTCTCCGTTTGGAACAAGTCGCTCGTCTACGACCTTGTTCATCCTACCTGATATGAAGTTCCTTGTTATGTTTGGCATATTATTTCAACCACTTGTCCATACCACGCAGGTTCATAAGAAGTCTGCCCGGATGAATGTTACTCATTCTAATTTTTGCGTTGCGAAGTAAAGCCGCTTTTTCTTTACGAGCACGAGCAATAATGTACTCTTGTACACCAAGCTTTGAATTAAGTATCTCGTATTGAATATATGCGTATATATACTTCTCAAATAATTTATTAACGCTGACAATTGAATCATCACCATTCTCCATACCATCAGAGATGTATTCGAGAATGACAGATTGATTATACATATCAGAGTTAAAGTTGATAACCCCCATTCTCTGATCAATAGCAAACGTAGGGTTGAAGTTTGCGGTCTCTGTATTAAGACCATAGCGCTCACCGAGGCTATAATCAAAATACCAAACCCCATCTATATCCCATCCATACTGCCCGTAGTATGGACCGGGATTTAAGTAGATACTTTTTTTGATTCCATCTAATCGCTGCAAGTCAATCTGTGAAAACTGAGGAGACAGCGCATTACCATTTTGGTCAAATAATATTTTTCCTGTTTGGTCTTGCAAGTATGCAAGAGATGACAGGATTTGAATGTTCTCTGTAAGTGGTCTTAGGTATCCGTCTTTGTAAAGATTAACCCTTACCCAATTCACATAGTCGGATGGAAGAATATAACGAAGCGTATCATCAACTGTAAGCTGCAATACTTTTATCTGCTTGAACGCATCGTAGTTGAGCTCCTGTATGGCACGCTTTGCGTGAAATAATATTTTGTAACGCTCTTCATTATTTACAAGAGAATGATTGCCTGCATACATCAACATAAAGTTGTTGACAATGTCGAACAGACTTACGTATTGGTACGAACCCCAATTGACATCTGTAGGCGGTACACCGTTGTTCTCGTAATATTTATATTGACTAATGTATGCCATAATTATTGCGATTGTTTTTGTTCTTCAGCAGCACCGAATTGAACAGCCATTATCTCACGAATAGACATACCTGCGTATTGAAGAATCTTTGTTACAAGCTTGAACTCATCTTCTGCAGGAACTTCAAAGTCTTGATAGTCGGGCTGCGATTGGTCAAATACCGGCTCGCCACCTGTTAAAGAAACGAATGTCCATTTAGGGTCTTTCGGATACCTAAAATAATTTGCATCAACTTCATTCGGTAGGTTGATGGTAGATGGAAATACTGTAAGTACGCCACCCTCCTGCGTATATGCAGGATACTGTTCTGTTGGAGCCGTAAGATTTGACGTAGTAAGCATTGTGATTTTATTATGCGTTACCTTCTCTGCCTCTCCCTTGAATACACGTGGAGATACAGATGCGTCATAGCACATAATCTTATTAATCATAAAATAGTCAAATCCTGTAGTAGTAATAGACGGAAGAAAAAATCTGTTTGTTGCAGGCGCAACTTGCGTAAGCGTTGAGGTTAAAGCAAAAACTTCCATCGCCTCTTCTATAGGCTTTCTTTGATCAGCGTAATCTATACCGGACTTTCTTAGGTTCTCTAAATTAACTACGTTGTTGTATTCAGAAAAGTATTCTTCAAATACTTCAAGCTGAGACTGCTTGGCAAACAGGTTAAAGTCTGCCGGTGATATATACCCGTAGTTATTTTTATTGAGAATGGAAAGTACCGTATTTCTGACGGAATTTATCATTATAGTCTTTTTACAAATATAAACAAAAAAAGAGGGTATAGAAATACCCTCTCTACCTAAACACTATGAAACCATTAACCTATGCTAAGTTACTTTCAAGCATCTTGAGGGCATCAATCCCTTCGTCCGTCTTCAGGAACTCAGCAACAGTAAAGTATGGGTCTTGGGCATACGGCACAGTCAGCATTTTCTTCTTGTTAGAGCCGGTATTAAACCATACTTCCTTCTGTCCATTCCTGAACGTCAACAATTTATTCTCAAAGAACACGTGTACACTTGATTGAAGCTTCAGCATTGGGTCCCCGAGTACGTTTAAGAACCCTTGGGGGTCACGCTTGGCATAAATCAGTACATCTCTTTTAAGCTCAGACGTTGTAAACCTCGATGGGTCTTTCCCAAAGAGCACTCTTGATACGCTCTCAAGCTGCTCCAAAGAGAGCTGACGAGCTTGAATCAAGGCATCCACCTCCGCACTTAAACTCTCTACCTCTTTCGCAGCATCTTTCTCGTGGTCTACCTCAACAAATGTCCTACCATTTAACGGGTGGTAGTACAAGAACTCCTGTAGAACAGGATTACTCTTAGGAACCCTAAGAAACCCGTTCTCGAATATAACAGGTTCGACAATGGCATTACCGTCTTGCTCGTCTTCAAAAGCGGTCTTTTGGTTGATAGCGTATCGCAAGGGGCGGTTGACATTGTTTTCTTCATCGAACCAAAGTAATGGGTAACGTCTTGTATTTCTTGAAGGTAGCGTATACGAAAGGGGGGCTACGTCCCCTTTAAGCTTGTAAATCCTGTCGGCAGGAACCAATTTCTTTTTCATTAGATTTTAATTTGATTAGATTAAAAATAAGGGGGAGTGTCTTTGAAGACACCCCACCCTTTATTGTTTTTCTTCGGATTATGAACCGTAACGGAACAATACGAAGTTGTTAGCACCCAAGGTACAAACGCAACGCTCAGAGAGGAAGTTTACCTCCATTGCATCGAGGTCGCTTGTTTGAGCACCACCGGCAGAACCTGTGATCCAAGTCTTGTATCTACGGTCTTCTGTTTCAGAAGCACGGTAGCGTACGTGTAAGAATGGACGCTTAGCGTTCTTGCCAAGGATTTGGTCGTACACGGTAGTAGAACCGGCAGGAACCAATAGACCTGTTACAGTGCCTGCTGCTTGAGCACCTGTAGGAAGACCACCACGCATAGTAGGATCGTTCAGGTACTTCCAATCAGACTTGTAGAAGTCATAACCTCTGCGGAAACCGCTGAAGCCAAGGTTCAAAGCCATATCCTTGTCGTTGTCAAACAAACCGTAAGATGTACCGTTTGCTCCGTAGCTGTTCTGAGCAGCCAACATATCGTCAATGTCAAAGCTGAAGGCACGGTTAACGAAGATTACGTTCTCTTCGATAGAACCTTGCTTGTCAAGACGAGAGATGATGCTGTCGAAATCAGCAAGTGTGGTTGGGTTTCCACCGCCCCATACGTTACCACGGCTGTTTACTACATAGAAGATTCCCTCAGAACCTTTGTTACCGTAGATTGGGTTCAAAGAAGCGTTAGCAACACCTGAACCTGTCTCAGCAGGAACAGCCTCAATCATTGCAGTCTCAAGGTAGTCCTCAAAACGCAGACGAGTTTCGTGCTCGCTCTTCAAATACCAAAGATATCCGGTAGCACCGTTCTCAGTGGTTACTTCAACCCATCCAATCTGAGCCATATCAGAACCGCTTACAGCGTACTTGTCCTTGATGATGATTGGAGAGTTATCGAAGATTTCATCTTCTGCTTCCAAAGAACCGATCATTCCAACAGTTCCTTTCTTGAACTCAGAACCATAAATCCATACAGACAAGGTTGCAGAGCTACCAAAAGTTTGACCACCGGCTTCGTAGTAAGCAACATCGAAAGTACCTGCAGTGGTGTTCACAGCAGTAACGATGCCCTTGTTAGAAAGACCGTTAGCGTTGTCAGAAATAAATACAGTCTGACCGGCACGGATAGCGATACCACTTACGTTAGGGTCGCTTACAGTGATGGTTGCAGAATCTGCAGCAGCAGCCGCAGAAGAGGCGCAATCTACATACTTAGTATGCAAACGTCCTTGTTCAGCCCACTTAATCATATCAGAGTTAGAAGGCATTTCAGCTCCTACCAAACGAAGGAAAGAAGCTACAGTACGATTACCGTAACGCTCAAACTCCTTCTCATAAGTATCAGGAAGATACTGATTCAAGAAGTTGAAGTTGGTAATGTAGTTAGTCGAAAGGGGCACTTGCTCCGCACTTGGCTGAAGCTGATACCCGGGTGATGGTAATACTGCCATTGTTGTAAATTTTTAATTTATATTTTTTTAATGCTGCGGATTTTTAGACTCCTTCCGGAATCCGGTGCAACCGCCTTCACCTGCATCCCCCCTTTATTTACAACTTCAGGCGCTCTACGCTCTGACATATTTATGTTTTTAGTCTTACGCATTACGTCCTCTGTTGCGTCTGCCTGTCCTTGTTCATAGAAGTACTTGGCAAACCTATCAGGGTTCATCGCTATGGCTAAAGCCTTATGGTATCCTGCAGCGTCTTTAATCAGTCCGCTCTCATCCAAATACTTGTTGATAAAGTTTAGTGGAGTCGATTGAGACTTCTTTAACTCTGCAGCAGACCCGGGAGAAAACACAATCTTCTTGTCGTCAATGGCGAACTCAAAACCTTTGAAGTCTTTACTAAAGACCTCCTCGGACTTTTGGTCAAACCATTTGCGCTTACGCTCGCTTTCCTCCTGCAAGGTTTTTGCCTGTTGTGTATACTGACGGTACGCCTCAAACTCTTCATTATCCTCGGGAGATAAGCCATTTGCTCTTGACTCAAGAGGCAGCTTGTATTTCTCCTTCTGATCATTGAAGAAGCTCTTGGCTTCCGCAATAGCCTTTTTACGTGCAATCTTTACCTTCTTAATCTTGGACTCATCATCAATGTCTTCATCGTATTTGTAGTCCTCCATTAACACATCAATGTCTTCTTTATCAAGACCCTTCTGTGTGGTGGCAAGATATTCACGAAGAACTTGATCAGGGTCCATTGAATCGTAGTCCTTGTTAACCTTAACAAAGTCATCGAATCCACGCCCTGTCTCCTTCTTAAATTTCATATAAGCAGCCACATCTTCGGGAAGGGGCTCAGACTCTTGGCGTTCTGATACCAAATCATCGAAGGAGTTAATCTGCTTATTGTAGCGTTTTCCAATATATGAAAGAACTTGCTCCTCTGTTAGTTCAGGCTCCTGTGCCGGAGGCTCTTCTGTTTTATCAGCAGGAGGCTCTATGTTTGACGTGTCAATCTTGACATCATCTACAACCTCACCATTCAACTGCTTCTCGTGTTTCTCAAGAAGTTCTTTTTCAACTTCCTGTACACTTTTGCCCTCTGTCGCATCAAGTGCTCTTACTTTAATTTCCATTAGATTAGATTTAATTTGTTACAAATTTATACAAAAATTGCGAAAGTTTTAGCGAGGTTCAAACTCCGCTAAGTCAAACCCATCAAGGCTGTCCTCATTGGACTCAAAGTCCATAGGGGGCAGATTGTTCTTCCTTTGGTTTATGAGCTTAGACTGTTCGCTATTCTGTTGACTTATACGTCTTGCCTTCTCCTTTTCCTTCATATCCTCCCTGCTCATTAAAGCGGACTCCTTAAGACCACCTAACTGCATTTGGTATTGGAACTCCTCATTCATCAGCATCCGCTTCATATCAGCCTCAGCTTTAAGTCTCTCAATGTCAAATGCCACCTCAGCCTGCTTGATCTGCATCTTAGACTGAGCCTCAAGCTGTATCTTTTGCATAGCTGTTTGAGCTGCAATCTGTTGAGCTTGAAGCTGTTGTTGAGCCATCATTGCCTGCTTCTGCATTTCCATCTTTTCCTCACGCTCCTGCTTCTTCATTCTCTTGACCTTTAGGAGTTGGTTTGCAAGCTTGATATTCTTAAGCTCTCGTATGTCGATGGCATCCTCAAGATTAATGTCTCCCTTAGAAAGAGCCATCTGAATGTTCGCCTCGAGCTGAGCCTTCTGCTCTTCATCAGGAGACACTTCAATAAATACACCAAAGTCGTATATATACAGGTCACTGATTTCGTGGAGTATAGATACATTGTACTTTCCAATCTTGTTGGCAAAGTCATCTTTGAAGTCAGCATATTGTAAGATGTCTGCAACACGGTAGGTAAGGGCTTCAGCAAGCGACCTATAGATGAATAAGCCTCCTTCAAGAATGTGGCGTGTAGCCGTATTGGAGTTAAGTGCAGCGAGCTTTTGGACCCCTACCAATGCGTTAGGGTCAGGCGTAGAGCCATCCCTCGCTTCATTCAGACCGGTTACCGATCTGATCATATCAAGGTAGTGATTGTAGTTTGCTATCAGCATCTGTGTCTTAGCAGCTCCTGAGTTGGAGGTAAGTTGCTGAATAGGAACCCGAGCGTTATTAAAGTCACCTTCTTGGGTATAGCTACGTCCAATGACGCTACCCGTTTGGAAGTATAACCTTAAAGCATCCTCCGGGTTGTAAGCCTGTCCTGTTCCAAGGTCAACCTCATTGAGACCATCGGCATCAATGAATACACCATCGGGGACAGTACGAGCAATAACTTGTTGCAGCTTAAGGTGAGTAAGCTGAATCAGGTCAGCGAATGGTATCATTCTGCGGACGAGTGATTCAATAACACCCTTATACATACGAGGTGCTACTGCTACATAATTAGGTAGTGCGTGTTGAGAAGTTGATTTAGGACGAACCATATTTTCAGCCATCTGCCACTTGAGCAAGATGTTGGTTCCCATCACCATCACACCCTCATACCACACATCAATAGTCTTTTCAATTTTTTCAAACTTCCCTTCCTCCATCATTTCAACAGGAGGATTGAACTGATCATCCTTCTCAATTACACGAGAGCCACCTGTCTCAAGAATCTTTTTCTTGTAGACCATTTTCTTTGTGGTCTTGTAATTGAAGTAAAGGATAGTTGCAGTATCACGATAGAACAAACTGTTCTCATAGAAACGTGCTACGTTGTAGTAGTCATACCAACTCTGAGAGTACATTGAGATTTCTTGCAACTGCTCACGTGTGAGTGTTGGGTCAATCTTTACAAGCTCAGTAATTGGAAGCGTTTTAATTTCTCCCCAATAAAAACAATCTTGGAAGAATGGGTCTTCGGTATAGCTGTATACTATATTCGCAGGGTCAACGTATGAAACTTGCACTCCTGCACCGGGAAGAAACTCGTGCTTAGCAACACCAATACCAAGAACAGCCAAGTCATAATCTATGCGCTTGCGTGTATCTTGATAGTGGTTTTCGTCAAATATTGTATTGATAGCTTCTTCTTCAGCAATCTCAATTGCAGGTTTGTAATTGAGTTGCATATAAAGTGAAAGCTCTTCGTCAGTTTCGGGGAGCTCATCAGGGTCCATTGTAAATGGGTCGACACCTGTTGACTCTTGTATTTGCATTAGCACATCTTTGGCAGCCATCTGCCCCTCAATCATATCTTGATACTTGCTGCGCTTTGCTTGAGACATTGCGTCTTGTGCGTATGCCTTTACTTTGAAAAGTCTGTCAGACATTCCGTTCACAACAATGTCTACAAACTTTGGAAGAATAGGTACGGGGGTCCAATCTAAATTCAAATAAGACAAGTCACCATCTATAGCAAGTTCATTCTTATACTTCTGAACAGACTGCTCTCCACGAGCGTATAATCTTAATCTATGAAAATCACGCCATTGACTGTAATACCTGCATTGATTGCCATCTTTGCGGAACCACTCGTATTGGATGGCTTGACCTACCTGTAGACCAAACGCATCAGAAGCTTTCTCTGCGTCAGAAACAAACTGACCCGGAAAGCCTGTTGCGGATATATTAACTTTTACATCTTTCATTTAATAAGTTCACTTAGTGTTCCACTATTAGTGTACCTTGCGAAATTAATACTAATTTTCGACTCTTTTTTGTCAGGTAAATATACATTTTTTTGGTTTGCCATTATCGCTAAACCTGAACTAATTGTTGCGTCAAACTTAGTTCTGTCACTTATATCAAATCTCGCCCAATCTTCAAGCGTTCTTGTGAATGGCATTGTCCCTATCTCATCAGCCGGTCTATAGGTACTCGTTAGGTCAAAACCTATAAACTTCTCAATATATGTCTCAATAGCTGAAGCGTGTGCCTGCTTAACCTCTTCGGATGAGTTTGGTATACCACCAAGCTCTCTTTCGGTTTTGCTCAGCTTGTTGAGTGTACGATCAGGGCGGTTCATACAGAAGTGTCTATACCCCCTGTTCTTGAAATGGTATAGAAGTCTTGGCTTATTGTTCTCCGCAAGCATAGGCATACCATAGAACACGCAAGCCATCAGCACCTCTTCAAAGAATATCTCAGCCGTCTGAGGACGAGCTATGTATTCTAAGAAGAACTGATTGGTAGGCGCATCGTCCAAATGATACTTGGTCATACCGTGCAAGGAGCCGTTTGACCCCCTGCCCCCAACTACCGCTGAGATGTCATACGGGTCACAGCCAAAGGACCCGAGGTGTTCATTGCCGGGGTACTTGGCTCCGCTCCTATTGATGACATTATTCTGCATATTAGTGGGTGGAACCCAACTGATTAAGAACCTTCCCCTCGGGTCAGGACTCCATATCACTCGGCTATCTTTCTCACCATCCTTCCAATGGAATGTTCCACGTGAAACATTATGCGCCTGAATCTGTGAATCATTGTAGTCAATCTGATGATATATCTTGGTCAGGTTAAATAGCGCCTGCTTGCTCTCATCCCTAAAGGCGTGGCTTTCGGTACGAGGGAACTGCCGGTAAAACTCGTTAAGAGCATCAGCATCGTTTTTAAGCGACTCAACCTCAGCCTCCCAATAGTCAATGGCTCCGTTACGGATAGTGCCGCCATCTACTCCTCTTATAGGATCAGTAGGCTTACGTAGCACAGGCATCCCATAGATGTCGATGAACCCTTCCATATTCCATTCCATAGGAATAAACAAAGAATAGAGTCCGCTTTTGGTTTGCCCGTTAGCGTTTCGACTATCCAATGCCGAATCTTCGTACAATTTCTTATAGTTGTCACCACCCTTGCTTAGTGCATTGGAAGTGGAGCCCATCATACACTTACCTATAATCTTGCTACCCACCCTAAGACAGGTCTTGGTTACCCTCCAATTGTTCAGGATATTATTCGGCTTTACCCACTTTGCGCTCTCATCGTGCGCAAGAAACAGCAGCTTTTCACCGTCATAAGAGTTCTCCTCAGTGTTCTTCCAATCTATCGTGGTGTCAAGACCATCTACAGTCTGAGCATCAGACTGCGACATATTCTTCTTTGTAATCTTAGAAGCCGGTACACGGTAGGCAAGCTCAGTCTTTGGCTTGTCCATCCCATCCATTACCGGACGGAAGAAGAATGGCAGCCTGCTGTTAATGGGTACAACCTTATCGGTAAACATCTTCTTGGCATCAGCACCCGTCTTAGACAGGATACCAACCCTTGAATCCCTTGCAAGCGTGGCTATGTTTACGCACTCTGAGGATGCCATAAATGAGAATCCTGAACGCCTGATCTTGAGGTATATCATCCCAAAGCACCGGTGGTCAGCCTTACAAGCCTCCCAAAATATAAAGAAGATACGGTTGGCTTCCCTGAAGTCAGGATACCCAACATCAATACTTGACCACTGTAAGTACATATAGTGAGCCCCCGTGATGTAGGTAGGTGTGCCGTTATTCATAAACCACATACCCCCTTCCCGGTAATCAAACTCCTGTTCAATGTAATCTACCCACCGGTTCTTAAACTCGGTAGGCATATCGTTCCATTGGAATATAGACTGAATCTTGGCGAGCTCCTTGGGTAAATCTCTGCGCTCCCAATACTGCTCAGCCTTAGAGTTGTGTCTTTGAAGACACTCTTTAGGCGTTGCCGGTAGGGCAATAACTAACCCTGCGATATTGATAATCTCCCCAATCTGTCCCGTCTTGGAGATGACCACCATATCGTACTGCTCATTGTAACCATACTTCCAAGAACGAACTCCGTTCTTTTTGGATATGGCGTTCTGAGGCACATAGTCGTTAACGACCCGATATAGACCTTCGTTCTGCAAATCCTTGTTTTGTATCTACTCTATTTGTTCCACTCTCAAGCATCTCAAGTGCTTCTCTCTCTGCCTCGATTCGGTTAAGAATCTCAAAGGCATCGAAGATGGCAAGCTTCTTGGTAGCTGCTGCGTTCTTCAGCCTGTCTGCCGCAAGCTCATCATCAGGATCAGGCTTGATAATCTCCTCCTTAGCCACCTTGATGAGCTGCTCTACGGCTTGATGACCGGCTTCAATAATTTTTAATTTAATGTCCTTCATTACTTCTCTCTTAAAAATGCGACCTGAATTAGACGAGAATTATCGTCTTGCCCAAAGTTCTCAAAAATATTTCTACTATGCGGAACCTTTGACTCAAATACAACCATACGGTTAAACTTTGAGTACATCACGCAAACCTTACGACCATCATCGTCATAGATGGTAGTGCCATCATCGTCAGGATGCGTATGGCTCAAATACAGGATAGCTGTAATGTCGCCCATCATCTCATCCGTATGGATGAAGTTTGGCTCCTCCTGCCCTTCAGGAGACTTGCGTACAAAGTTCCAAGCTACTTCATAGGTTGGTCCAACAAAGTCAATTACTGTTTGCGCAAACTCATCATCGTGGTCACGAGGCTGAATGTTTTTGAACACATTGACACCATCGTATATGTCTACGAAGTCGTTATCGAGTATGTCAGATACGTAGCTAATAGGTTCGTGGATAACATTATCCATTATGATCAGGTTCATAGTACTATGGTTATTTGGTGGTCATACATTCTATATAGCTTCTCTCCGTCTACCTCAAATTCATATTCGCTGTCAGGCTTAAAGCAAACCTTGTCGCCTGCTCGCACGCCTTGCGCAGTGAGATATGCGTTAGGGTATACCATCTCACCCATAAGAGGCTCGTTGGTAAACGGCTTTTTGATATAAGACTCAGTAGCCGGTATGGGCTTGACAAAGCAATACCTGTCGTAAGTATGCCACTTGCCATCTTGCTTGTACAGAAAGAACTGATCTTCGTCTATCAAGAATACGTCATCACGAAAAAATGATCGACCGCTTTTTTGGCGACCTCTCATATCATTATAGAACTTAAAGACGTTGTGATGCACGAGAAGTGTATCACCTTTTCTGATTGGACCATCGTACTTATAGGGGACCTCTTCAACAATGGCATAGCGGTTAGAGAACTTGTGGTCCTCCTCCGATGTGTTGATGATAAGGTCAATACCACCTACTTGCTTGGTATTAGAATACCTTGCCCCTGCCTGTGGCTTTACAATGAAGTTAAATGGGGATTGCATTAGTAGTGAATATTGTACTCAATGGATACAGGAATAGTGTGGCTAAACTCTTTCCACAACATCACCTCACTTTTATCGTTGATGATATATATTTTTATTGAACCTGTTTGAGGCTCAAACTTTATGAGGTGTATCTTATGCGTATTGTCAAGTATGTCCTGTCCTACAAGGTAGTGCATAGCGCCATTCTTGTAGTCGGGACCTATTGATATTTTCCTTATATCCATATTTAATTAAATTTAATTTCATTTATAGAACTATTAGTACACTACTCCCAACTGCCCTGTACCCGTAATACGGTACACTCGCCCTACAACCAACCCCCCTGCAATAGCTGCAGCATTGTTTGGATATACAGGTACATTTGGTAATGGCAGAGCGAGAATGTCGCCTACTGTAAAGTTCTTTGTTTTGTTTTGATCTTCAGCGTCAGTACCAATGAGTTTGTCGTTGTACGTTACGTTGTTGTCTGTTGCGTAGGAATTAATGTTTGGCATATTACACGTTTATTAAAATGTTTTTTGCTTCTTGAAGCTCAGCATCAAAAGTAGCTTGATCGATAGGTGTAAATTTATCAATCATAGCAATCATACTTTCTACGTAATCAGGGTTAGTGATATGACCAATAAACTTATGATTGCCAAGAGTAAGGACATTTGTTGCTACCTTATTCTCGTCATCAATTCTGATGTGTGCATTATCGGGTCTTAAGTAATAGTTTATCATTTGATTTAATTTTAACATGGATACACTCCCCCAACCACTGTACTTCCTATTGTGTAGGTTTGACTTCCGTAAGAGTAGGTATCAAGTGTTACAGTGTCAGAGCTATAGTATTCGCCTAAACAGTTGATTGCACTTCCTGTGCTGAATGAAGAAGTGTTACAAGCTGTATTTGTAGGTATAGAGATATACTGAGTTATCGCCCCTCCCAAGTCACCATACCATATAACCTCAGCTGTTACAGTTGTGTCGAGTGTGTAGTCAGCAGCAGCAGCAAAACTATAAGAAGAGAAACAGGTCATCGAGTACGGTACATATGCTGTAATGATTACAGTAACTGTACAAGTATCAATAGCCACTACATCAAAATCATATTCAGGAGCTGCCTGAGTTACAAGTATCCATTTGTTCAAGTAGTTAGAAAACAAATATGGATAGGTTGAACATATTGGAGGAGCCGCCCCACCCGTAGAAGAGCCATATAATTTTGATCCGGCTACGATAGGATTATCAGACGACCATAAACTCCAAGAAAGTGTGCCCCAATACGTACACGCCTCACTCGATGTTGCCCAACCTGCATAACTAAAGCACGGCTTGTTATGAGAAAGGAATCCATTAGCATAATACTGATGCGTTCCTTCCACGGTAATATCAATAACCTCTCCGACTGTTGGCTCGCCTATGAATGTTATCTCTTCAATACCTTCATCGGTATTAACAAGAGACCCAATGGTCAATTCTGAAGCCAATACGATATTACCTTCCCCATCAATAAACTGATGGGTGTCAGAAACAGGAGCAATACGATTAGCTGTTGCGATCAAGAACTTAGGCTGCTGCTTGTATTCAATATACGAAACAACACCATATCCCAAGTCTGACTCAACTTCATCTCCAATCTTCAGGTCTCCTGCTCTTATGTATCCATCCTTTCCCTGTAATCTTACTTCAGGATCAATACAACCTGAACAACAACTCTGATACCAAAACGTCCATTCGTACGGAGCACTTATGCCTGACTGCAAATCAGACTTAACCACAAGCTGATTGCTTGCCTTATTTGCATAAGGCGCATACCCTGTGTTTATATTCACATAGGTATTCGCATCAGCTTTTGTTATCTGCTCGCTGCTTTCAACAGGTATGGCTGCCTTTTGTTGAAAGACACCCGTGTTGATAGCATTTTGCAGATTAGCAAACGATATAGTCTGATTGTTAGCTAATGTACTCCAAGGCATATATTACACTTCAGGATTTGGTGCTGTTGGTGGTGCAGGAGGAGTAGGAGGAGTTGGAGGGACCCACTCACCTGTGATAGTAAGGTTAAGTTGCTCAGCAATCCAATTGTAAGCATAGTCATTAGTATCCCAATTTGTGTAAGCTTCTCCTGTCATAGTAAGCAATGCGTTTACTACAGTTTGAAGACCACCGGGAGTTGGGGTCGGAGTTGGAGAAGTTACCTCCTGAAATAGCTGATAAGCAAATGTTGCGGTGTTTTGCAGGTTGTCATTCATACAACTTGCGCCAAGAACAGTAGCTTCTACTTCTTGACCATTAAACCAAACGGTTACGGGACTGATTGTTTTCATTGTTTTGTTTTTAATTGATTTTCTAAATATAAAATTTTTGCTTTGATTTCTTCAATTGAATCTTCGAGGTATGCAATTTTTGCCGTGTGCACTTCACGGTATACAAGACTGTAGTAGCCGTCTTTGTTATCATTGTTGATGGCGTATGGCATAATTTCTAAGAAGTCTTGAGCAATATATCCAAACTCAGTCTTGCCATCTTTCTCGTATAACTTAGGCTTGATTGACTCAATACCATTCACACGAGAATTATTGTCAAGTATTTTCTTTACACGAGCATCTGATGTCTCATAGTAAGCTGATGCGTATGCAGTACCGTGAACATATATACCTCCTGTATTATAGTCAGCATTGTTAACTGATAATACAAGACCTGACATATCATAATCGGTATAAAATCTTACACCTTTGTAAGACGCATTGGCTCCAATTTTAATACCTGTATGGAAAGCTATACGAAGGTCAGGATATGGAAAATCCCAAGCACCTGACTCTCTATATATCGCATAAGCTGTACTTCTTCCACTGTCAAAGTAAATACCGTAAGTGTGGTCGGTACTCACTCCATAGTTGTTTTGAACATAGAACGAGCTTACCGTGTGCATATATGATAAACTCGAAGGTCTTACGTAATAATTGGAATCTGCTGAATCGTAGTAGTAAGAAGCGAAAGCATTTCCGAATTTAATGTTAGGAGCAACTGTCGCTCCAACAGTTCCAAGTGATCCTACAATACTTATATCCCAATTCTGATAGTAGTTAGAGACATTTCCATTAGAATACCCCATCATAAAGTCCATAACAGACACCACAGGATATGACCAACCTGTCCCTGTTTCTCCAATCCAAACACAATCGTATCCTCCTTCATTACCAAATCTAACTGTAAATGCGCTTGAGCCACTACCACCTAAATATGTTGCAGAAAAGTTGTATGCTCCTTGGTCATAAGAGTAATTGCCTAATAGATACTCAGATGTTTGCTGTTGAGCATAGTTGTATATCCTAACCTTCATTGACCACATCCCGTCACTATTTCTAAATGGAAGCCTAATCTTAATAGCTCCATATATGGTTCCACCCGAGAATGAATAAGCCGCTCCCTTTGGACCATAAACACGACCGGCTGCAGCATTACCTCCTGTACCCCATCCATTTGTACCAAAGGATGAATTTGATAGTATAGCTCCATTAATATTTGCAGAAACAGAAGAACTTGTTGTATTCAAATAATAAGAACTATTATCATTCATATACAATGCTCCATTAGCAGTCTTACGTATATCCCAAGCACCCCACGCACTATTTAAGAATCCATAGTCTCCACCGCTACCATAAACTTGAAATGCAAACTGATTGCCACTTCCTCTTCCAAGAATACCTGCATCTGAACCACCTGTACTTTTTACAATAAGGTTTCTATTATTGAATGTGTCAATATAAACACCTCCGCTCATATAGATAGAGCTTACATAATCAACACTTGATCCTTCCATACTCAACGCCTTACCATTGTAAGCCCTTATGTAAGAAGAGTCTGTCATTCTCCAACCACCACCGTAAGTTTCAAAATATAATCCTGCAGACCCTGAAACCCTTAACCATCCACCATTAGCATAAATATCACCACTAACGTGCATTTTATATGACGGAGAATTATTACCTACTCCAACATACCCCCCACCTGTTCCTGTAATTGCAACATTTGCATTTGAGGACCAATTTAAGTAGAGGATGCCGCCTCCCGGTCTGTAAACTTGATTGTCAGTTATTTGTAAATATTCACCTCCTGAAGCTGTATATACATTTATTTCATAAACAGATGAGAATTTATTTGCATAAACGTGATCAGTAGAAGGGTTTACATATACATTTCCTGTACCATACACACTATTGCCACTTCCCCATAGAAGCTGATAGTTTGAGTTAGAATCGTTATTATAGTTAATTGTTACCTGAGATGACGTAGCTGCACTATCGGCATAAGCTACTCTTACCGCAGATGGTGATGCCGGTGTAACTTGAAGAAGCCATCGAGTTCCATCATAGGTCATATACATATAATACGGAGCAGCGCATCCATAACAATATGGACTATCTGAAGCGTATAAACGAGTTGAATTTAGAGCATACGTTGCTGTAGAAGCTGAACCTGCGGAACCTGTTACGTTTATTCCCCAAGTTCCTGAAGCTCCTCCTCCTGTTAAAGTTGGTGAATAGCTATTGTAATTTGTATCATCAATTATTGTCTTCCAACTTGTCCACCCTGCATTGGCGTATTGACCTAATCTGTACCTCATAGATGTACCACCATATACTGAAGAATACGGCACATATATCTCAGCACTTGCCCCATCATTAGGGTATGTATGAATCCTTACAACGGAACCATATTCAGGGTAGCCTTCATTTGCAGAAACAAAAGAAACCTGCATCCCCTGAGCAAAATCTCTTCCTTGAGTAGATGCTGACCACACGTATGACCCTAAAGAAGATAAAAGACCTGACGATCCTGCTGTAGCTGCATTACCACTAATATTAATCCCCCAAGTTCCTGATGCTCCTCCACCTGTAAGGGTGGGTGCGTATGAGTTGTAATTTCCTGAGTGCAATATTGTTCTCCAAGGACCCTTACCACCGCCTGTTGCGTTCCTATAATACAACTCACTTGTTGTACTATCATTCGTAAGCAAGTCAATACCTGCAAGGTTACCTTCTCCATAATAAGCTGTATGCAATAAAAAGTTGACACTTGTTGGAGTTGGAATATATCCTGACCCACTATTTCCTACCGTATAAAATCCTGATTTTAATGCAGTCTGTATCCCTGCTTCAGCAATATAAGTTGTAGCCGTTGAGTTGTCTCCATAAACAATTCTATTTAATACAACTCCACCAACACTTCCTGCACTACCTGTAATACTAATACCCCAAGTTCCACCATTCTCAGTAACATACTTTTGCCAAGACTGCCACCCTGCAGCATAAGAGGCTGTTCTGTACCAAGATCCCCCACTTGCATCAAAGTAAACTTGAGTGTCTACGTGACCGCTTAAACTATAATACTGCATAACAGTACCATAATCAGTACCAAGACCCGTACCATTGAAATAATTATTCCACATCTTAACAGACATAGAGTTCATTAGAGTCCTTGGACCTGCTGATGGGTTAAAAGCAGTTGCAGCATAGCTAAGCTGAAATACATTAAATGTATTAGACACATTACCATTTACAGCCGCAGCCCACGAATTATAGTTTGAAGAATCAAGAACAGTAGCTTGAGTGCCGCCACCGTAGCTATTCTTGTAAACATAAAATGTTCCGTTCTCCCAAAGGATTTGCCAACCGTATGATACATTGTAGAAACCTGATACATTCGAGTTGACGTTAAACATCAATGCAATGCTCCCGTTTACTCCTGACCCAAACTCAATACCTCTATAATTATTTCTACTTCCCGATATTTGCCAAGATCCGTAAGTCCCGTTATTAGGATAAAAGTGAGCATCATTCCCACTTGCAAATATTCCTCCGTTATTGACATTTATCCAAGAAGGGGCATACCAATATGCGTTACTTGCAAGTACCGGGATACCACTCGCAGCATTTGTAGCGTGGTATCCATCAACAGTGTCGGCATTGCCTGTAATTGAAATGCCCCACGTGCCACTGTTGTAAACTAATTGAGTGCCCGTGCTTGCGCCATTTCCTCCTACATAAACCTGACCTCTAATATATACATCACCTCCACTAAGAAACGTAGCGTTTGGAGATGAGCTATGAATAATCTGCGTTGGTTTACTATTATCGGTATATAAATATAAGGCTCCTGCAAGAGCTCCGTTATCCGTATTGGAAGATCTGTTTTTGATCAAATAACCGTTAGAGCTTCCGTCATTCAATTCCAAATAGCTGTAAGATCCGCTTGACGCTGTAATTGTGATGTGAGGATTTGAGAATCCCGATAAGGCTAAATTTCCGCTAAGCGTCCCTCCTGATAAAGGAAGATATGGACCACCGGTAACAAACCCTTGAGAGTTCACCCAAGCTCTTGTCGCTACAATACTACTTGTATTTGCATATATATCTCCTGAAGCAATAATATTTCCATTGTCTCCACCAAGCCAAACTCTAACAGTACCGTTGCCTGTAACATAAAAACCCCAACTATTCGCTCCTGAAATCATTTGTCCTTGATTGGCGTGCGTATAACCAACACCATACATTGTATTTAACAAAGTACCTGTAGGATAATAACTACCACCAATAGAATATATTGCTCCTGTTGTAGTTGATGTTTCTGATGAAGCATAGTTTCCGCTTAGCCACCCCTGTCCTGCAGCTTGTCTTGATAAATAACTATTTATCCAAATCTCTCCTCCTTGTTGTAATAAATACAAACTTGATCCTGAAATGTAAAGTGGTTGATAGGAGCTTGTAATTCTATTATATGATATAATATTGCCATTGCCACTAACAAATCCTACTTCTACAGCAGCACCTGTATATCCGTTTCCTTGATACCATCCACCGAACCTACCCTGACCACTACTTGAAGTAATGTCATTTACTAATACCCCTGTATTGGTAACAGTAACAGCACCCGTAGTTTGGTTTACTGAAATACCCGTACCGGCATTAACAGATGTTACAGGAGCTGTGTCATAGTCTGTCCAACTTGCCGTAATTGTACCACCATCCTGTTGGGTAAGGGTTAACGTCTTTGTGGTTGTACCTGTTACAGCAGCCGAAACGATTGAGTCATTGTATGCCGTGGTCCAATTTGACTGCACTGCTGTAGTTGGAAGAGAATACCCGGCAGCAAATGTCAGTGCTAACGTACCGCTTGAAGTAATTGGTCTACCTGATATTGAAAATCCGGTAGGGACAGTCATATCAACAGATGTAACTGTACCTACGCTCCACGATCTATTAGCTGATAAGTCTTGAGCAGTACCATTAATGGTAATTGTTCTAATTGCAGGCACGGCATCAGTAATACCATACCCACTTAATGTAGTTGGAGTGCTTGTAATCTTGGACCAAGACAGGGCAGTTATCCACGCAGGGTTGCTATACGAACCATTGGTAACGACTACATTTATGTCGTCTATACCACTGTCTGCCAATATGTTGTTTACTATCGTTGCTAAATTCGACATATCTTATACCATTGTTAGTGACCGCCAAGTTCCGTTAGCGTAAATATACAAACCAATTACCGCATCTGTTTGGAAAACTACTAAGCCTTCAGCAGGAGTAGAGATAGCTGTACGCTGCGCTGATGTCATCCGTGGAGGCAAGAAGCCCTTAGTCGTACTATCCAATTGGAACAACGCTGAAGCATTAATGCTTGTTGTTCCCATTGCTAAAGCCGACCCGTTGTCATAAAGCAAGCTGTTGCCTATCGCACTTGTACCTGTAAACTTCGACAAGTATCCTGCTGTGCCGGTTCCGGTTACAGGGTTTGTAAGTACTGACTGATAAACAGGAATATTAAGAGTAGCTCCCACCAAGGTAGCAGCTCCTGACGTACCTGAAGTAGTCAGCGTAAGTGCGTTTTGCTTATTATTGAAAGTAGTCCAATCGGTAGAACTCAAGTATCCGCTTGCTGAACCGCTCGCCTGAGTGATTCCTACTGTACCTGATCCTGTGATTGTACCTCCGGTAAGCGGTCCGGTGAATGTTATTGAAGTAACAGTACCTACTGACCAAGTCCTGTTTACAGACAAGTCGTAGCTTGTACCATTAATAGTCAGTGTTCTTGAGTCGGGTACACCGCCAAGCCCGCTAAGCGTATAACTTGGTATATTAAGTGTAGCACCAACTAAAGTCGCTGAGCCATTATTACCTGTAGTAGTAAGGGTAATGGCATTTTGCTTATTATTAAATGTATTCCAATCGGTTGAACTAAGGTATCCATTTGTAGAAGTTGTAGCTTGAGTAATTCCAATTGTGCCGCTACCTGTAATGGTTCCACCTGTGATAGGACCTGATGTCGCAATGCTTGTTACAGTACCTACAGACCACGTGCGATTCGCACTTAGATCATAAGCCGTACCATTTATAGTAAGCAAACGAGTGTCAGGGACACCGCCAAGTCCTGCAATACTATACTGAGGAATATTAAGAACTCCTGTAAGATTGCTATAAGTAGCTGCTCCACTATTTCCTGTTGTTGTCAAACTAATAGCAGCACGAGCTCTTGAATCCAAGTAGTACAAGTTTGTACCCTCAGAAATATTTGTGGTTGTTAAAGTAACAGCACCGGTAAATCCGTTTACCGAAGTAACAGAGTCGGTGTTATCCACTTTCTGCCAAGCAGTACCATCAAACACAATCCAATCCCCTACTTGCCATCCTGATACACCATCAATTGTGGTATTACCGGCTACGTTTACAATGTAGAAGTACCCTTCAGTACCAACGCCTGATGTGATGGTTGGACTATTTGTATTAGCGTTCCAAGTACCTTGATACTGAAGACCGCCAACTAATGAGTTGATTTGCCCTTGCAACTTACCGAAAGCGGTAAGGATGCTATCTGTTGCAGCTATTGTAGTTCCTGTAACAGTAAGACCTGTAAGAACCTTACCTATAACAGCAGAGTTACTGAGCGTGACACTTGCTGCGCCCGGACCACTTGCTGTAGCTTCACCTGTAAGTGAAGTAATATAACTACCCTGAGCCTGATATATTGGTATGTTCAGCACATTTGAAGTCAGCGTAGCTGCTCCACTTGTACCGGTTGTTGTAAGAGATGTAATTCTATTATCGTATGCAGTATCCCAATTTGCTTGCTTAGCATTTGTTGGAAGGCTGTACCCTGATGCAAATGTGAGAGCAAGTGTTCCATTGGTAGTAATCGGATTACCTCCAATTGCAAAACCTGTAGGCACACTCATATTAACAGAGGTAACTGTACCAACACTCCAAGTGCGATCAGCACTCAAGTCGTAAGCAGTACCGTTAATAGTAAGTGTTCTGCTCTGAGGAGTATATGCTGTAGTATCTACTACAAGTGTACCATTTGAAGATGATGTCCTTAAAATGCCATTGGTAGTATAACCAATAAACTGAATACTTAGATCAGAATTAAACGAAGCAGTATAGTTACCACCATTAACCTCAATCATTACCTTACCACCTACGTTGTAGTTAGCAAGAGTAAGTCTGCTCTCTCCTGTATTATAGTATAACGCTCCACTTCCTGCACCCATTGCGGTCAGATAAACAGATGGCGTTGTTATACTGCTTGTAAATGTTTTTGCTCCTCCAATGGTCTGAGCTCCTGTAGACAAAAATCCACGAGCAGAGCCTGACGCATCAGGGATATTGAATGTGTGTACAGTTCCTGCACTTACAATATTGAAGTCTGTACCGGTTGTGCCGGTAGCAAAAGTTTGGTTTGAAGAAAGTGCAAGACCATTAAGTGTTCTTGTTAGTGGAACATATCGTCCATCAAGGTCAATGCTTGCAAGTCCTGTAACGTGACCAAATGTATCAAGCGTTACATCTTGAATAACAACACCTCCTGCATTATCAACACTTGCCTGAGAAGAAGTATCAGCGTGGCTGATGGTTCCTGATACAGTAATTGTACCACCATCAAGCCCTGCGCCTGCAGTAATTGATGTAACTGTACCTACGCTCCAAGTACGATTCGCACTAAGATCGTAAGTCGTTCCATTAATAGTTAAAGTAGTAGCCTGATTAGCCGGAGTATATCCAAGAAGTGTAGCAATAGTAGCGCTCTTCCAAAGATTTGTAGTGGTATCACGATACAGTACTCCATTATTGATATAAGGCTTTGGAGCCACGTCGTGTAGCTCTTCAAGCTCATAACCATTATCAATCTTAACATATATCTTACCATTATTAGCGTGAGCATACTCTACGTACCCAACAATTACAGTATGCTGAGGTGCTGTTGGTTTAATATTAGTAATAGCACCTGCAGTAGTTGGACTTAAATAAAGTACATCACCATCACTCCAAGTTTCACCTTGAAGATTACCCGTTGTATTTACATTGATAATCTGACCAATGTTTACAATAAACCCTTCCTGATTGGTTGATATGTCTTCACATATCAATCCAAGTGTAGATGCACTATTAGGGTCATTGTTAGCTTGAGCTAATGCAACAGCAAGTCTTTGCCCCTGCGCACCTGCAACCCTTACAGCTTGATAAGCTGTTCTTGATAGATTACCTCCTGTGCTATTACGCACTCTTGCCACAATACTCTCTCCAATTGGAAGATTGTAAGTGTTGCCCTTAAGAGAAAGACGAATAGTTCCTTCAGTATTATCCCACCACATAACTCCTTCAGCAGAAGGAATGTTGCTGCTCGATGGATTAAATCTAACAAAGTCAGAAATTAATCCATAAGTACCAAGATTAACATCTTGTGTTGCGCCTGTGTATGGAACATATCCTGCAAAGTATCCTGTATAATCAGGAATATTAAATACACCTGTCGTATTATCGTATGTTGCTGCACCGCTGCTTCCTATTGTTGTCAAGCTAAGAGCAAGACGAGCACGTGCATCAGTATAATATAAATTAGTGCCCTCGGTAACAAGGGTCGTTGAATAATCGCCCGACTGAGCCACAATAGCCCCTGTCCTTCCGAACACACTTGTCACCGGGGCGGTATCATAATCACTCCAAGTAGCAGTGATGGTTCCACCATCCTGCTGATTAAGTGTCAATGTCTTTGTTTGTACCCCTGTAACTGCAGCGGATACAATCATATTGTTGTAAGCAGAGTCCCAAGTCAACTGACTTGCATCTGTCGGAATAGAATAACCTGAAGTCAAACTAAATACACCTGTTAGAGTAGTATAAGTTAAACCTGTTGCAGATGAACTTATAGCAGCCCTTGCTCTTGAATCTAAATAATAAAGATTGGTCCCTTCTGTTACAAGAGTTGTACTATAGTCTCCGCTTTGAGCAATAATAGCCCCTGTTCTACCAAACACAGAGGTAACCGGAGCTGTATCAAAGTCGCTCCAAGATGCAGTAATAGTACCGCCATCCTGCTGAGTAAGTGTTAAAGTCTTTGTTTGTATACCGGTTACGGCAGCAGATACAATTGAATCGTTATATGCTGTAGTCCAAGTCGCCTGAGTTGCGTTTGTTGGTAGGCTATAACCTGCAGCAAATGTCAACGCAAGAGTACCTGTTGTAGTCACAGGATTACCACCTATGGCGAATCCTGCAGGAACGCTCATATCTACCGAAGTTACTGTACCTACTGACCAAGTACGGTTAGCGGACAAATCGTAGGAGGTTCCGTTGATAGTTAATTCACGTGTTATAGGAACGCCATCAATATCATCGAGCACCTCACTACCTGTCCTGTACTCAATAACCCCATTATTTGAAACAATAAACTTGTCTGTATCTATGGTTGCATTACCAATTGCATCTACAAATAAGTCTCCATAAACTTGAAGTAATACGCCATTACTAACAGTACTTAAACCTATTATTGTTGTTCCGTCAGGAAATATATTTGATACCTGAATACCGCCAATCTGCTGAATTATCTTTCCATCAGTATATTGATGAACCGTAGACCTTGGCGCACCAAAGTTATTCATAGAGATGGTGTACGTGTATGGTATACCGTCACTATTTGTAAATACTACTGAACCCCCTGTTGGAGTATTATATTGAAATGTAAACGTATCAGATACGTAAGAAAGTGGGCTGTCAATAAGAGTGGTAAGCCCACTCCACATTGGTAGATTATATGCTGTACCTGTACCCGTAACAGGGTTAGTAAGCGCATCTTGCTTGTTATTAAAGGTATTCCAATCGGTACTCGACAGATAGCCATCTGTTGAGACCCCTGATTGTGTAATACCAATGACATCATTTGAATAAGTTATCGGGGCAGTTGCACTAAGGTCTGCAAGCTTGGTATTAAACTCGTTCCAATCAGCAGCACTAAGGTAACCATCAGAGGTTGGACCTGCTTGTGTGATACCGATCGTACCTGAAGTAGTAATTGTGCCTCCTGTCAGTGGTCCTGTAGTAGCAATGCTTGTAATTGTACCTACATTCCACGCTCTATTTGCAGAAAGGTCATAAGCAACTCCATTAATAGTAAGAGTCGTTGTATCCTCAACCGCATCTGTGATGCCATACCCTGCTAAAGTAGTAGGAGTATTGATAATCTTAGCCCAATCAAGAGAAGTAATCCAAGATGGGTCAGCATAAGTCTGATCTGTACGCACATCACCCACTGTCCAAGACCTATCTGCACTTAAATCGTACCCAACACCGTTGATTGTAAGGGTTCTTGTGTCAGGAGGCGCACCTACATCACTGTAAGTAAGCACAACTGCACCGGTATAACCATTAACACTTACAACTGCGTCAGTATTGTCAACCTTACTCCACTCAGCACCATCAAATATTGCCCAATCACCAAGGTTCCACGATGTAATTCCGTTCAAATTGGTGTTACCCGGTACGTTTACCACATAGTATTCGCCCTTTACGCCAACAGAACTCTGCAAAAAGGGTGTGTTAGTAGCTGCGTTCCACGTACCCTTGTACATCACGCCACCAACTAACGCATTTATTTGGTTTTGAACCTTACCAAAGGCAGTAACGATACTATCAGTTGATACTACAGTACCACCTGTGATGTTCAACCCGTTCAAAACCTTAGCAATAACAGCGTCATTGGTAAGTGTTACGGTAGCATTGCCCGGTCCGGCAGCGGTTGCCTCGCCTGAAAGCTGTGTTATGTAGGCTCCCTGTGATTGATACACAGGAATATTGAGCACTTTTGCTGAATAGGTAGCCGGACCACCGGTCCCATCAGTAGTAAATGAGTTTATTGTAGGCAAATCCCAAGACCTATTTACAGATAGATCATAAGTAGTGCCGTTAATAGTGATAGTTCTTGCAAATGGGACGTACGATGTTGGGTCAAGCGTACCATCTGCTTTCAAAAATTGGCTTGCAGTTCCACCATTGACGATGTATGCAGACCCTGTAATATTGAAAGTCCCTAAGTTTACGTTACCGGTAGCTCCAACATAAGGCACATAGAACTGCCCGATGACATTACCAATCTCGCTTAAGGTAAAATTCTTGGTATTATTAAAATTCTCTACATCTGTACCGATCAATAAATCGTTCAGCGTAGGAGTAGATATTATCGGGTATGTACTTATCCGTGCCATTAATTAGTATTTTTCTTCACTGCACTACCGAAATAATAACCAAAGATGGAAAGTACAACACCCTCTGCTATCCCTATCAGATGTATGAATAGCTCTTTATTTTCTTTTGGCACTTCAAGATAGACAATGACGTATACGATAAAACAAAAAACGCTTAACCCAATAAGCCCCGTCAGGTTAAACATAAAGTCAAACTTACCGGTCTTTGCTACCTCTACCTCACGTAGACGTGCTGACTCACGGTCCTTCACCTCCAATTCATACAACTCCTTCATTTGATTGTGAGCCATATCTTTGTCCGCAGGACTCAGCTCAGGAGATTTGTCTATTAGATTCTTTACAACCCCAAGAACACCTGAGTCAGGAAGTAAGTCACCAACCTTATCCAAAATATTGGGGGCTTTGGTCTTGAGAAACTGACCAACCTTGGTGTCCTTAAACTTCTTTTTTTCAGGCATCTCATTAAATTAATACATAGTTATTCTCATCAACTTTCTTTTTCTCATATAGATCAAGAAGTTGTCTTACCGAATTGCCCATTGGCTTCTCGAAGTGTGGAGCATCATAAAATTTCCAATCGCCACCCCACGTCCAACCATATTGCTTGAAAATGGTTACCACTTCCTGCCAATCAGATTTGCCATCACCATCAAAGTCGGCTTTTACGTCCCAAGATGCAGACTCAAATTTACCATCTCCATCTTTGTCAACAATAAGTACGATGTCAATAGCCAACCCATAGTTGTGCATTGATAAACCCGCTTTTGCTTTAGTCACAACAGGACCGGGAGCCGTTCTTCCTTTTGCAAAAAGAGCATCTTGCTCTTTGAATGTTCTTAACGTATAAGAAAAGCGACACATTGCCTTGCCGGTTAATGCTTCGCATATCTCAGTATAAATCTGATCAGCCTCCTCACGCAACTTTGGGTGGAGTAGCTTAATTCTTTCTAAAGTAACTGCGTCTTTTCTCATAACATTTTTAATAATTCAATGATAAATTTAAGCGCTCCGAGACCGAGTAAAGTAACAAGAGCATAGAAATATGTCTTATACTTTTTGATGTCAGCCTTGAGTGCGTAAAACTCTTTCTTTACTTGTCTAAAGTCGCCAATTAGTCCGCTCGCATCTTTGTCAATTGGATTGCCGGTAAGAAGCGTGTGCATATCTTTTACCAATTGCTTTACCTCAGCCACGTCATTCTTGAGCGTGTCTAATTCTGCCGCCATAATATCTAATCTATGGTTTTCTTGGATATTCATTTAACTTGTATTGTGATTGCGATTACCATAATGCAATAATATTATTTGCGTTTGTGGTTGAGGCAAACACACGAATTACCTGTACAGGCAAGAAGGTTCCGTTTGGTACGTTTGTGAAAGTGATGTCATCACCTCCGGCAGTAAGTACACGAAGCGTGCCCCCTGTGCCAACATACAATACGCATCCCTCAACCTCACCGTTACCGGGATTTGGAATGTCTACTGTGTCACTCTTGGTGACCACAGAAGCACGAGCAGGTTGGAGTTTTTGATATGCCATTTTAATTTGTTTTTTGTTGTTGTTCGTTGTTATTGTTCTGATAAGGGAATACACGATTGAGTGTGTCACGTCTCTTTGCGCAGCCACAGTCTTTACCTGTAGCCTTTGCAACAGTCTCTACTACCTTCTTAATGCCGGTAGCAGTTGTGATCTTCTCGATAGTGTCCCCAAGTCCTTTACTTTTTTCCATATTCTAAAATTTGCCCCAACCCGATTTCTCCATACACTTCAACCGATACTCTTCAATCAGCCTGAGAAATTCAATTATCTTTTTCATTTCTTTTTCTTACCGGCTACAGCCATCTGCTGAAACTTCTTTTTGCCGTATTTATTACGACCTATAGAAGCAACAATGGCATCAGCCCTTTTGGGACTGATGCCTTGCTTCTTCTGAATCTTATTTGACAGCGTACTAAACTTGCTCATTTTCCTCGGACGGTTTTTCAGGCTCTATGCCTTCAACCCATCCTGCGAGGAATTTGAAGTCTTCGATGCCTTCAGTTGAAAAAGTAAATTGATAAAAGTCAAACGCTTCATCGAGTAGCTTCTTCATATCCTTCGCCATTGCCTTGATGCCATCCTTAGTGAACTTGTATTCACCTTTCTCGTTTAGCTCCAACACACCGTTCTTGTCAACGTATGCGTGGTCAAGACGAATGTCCTCTCTCTTTTCGTTGTAACTCTCAAAAAGAGGTTTGATTTTCTCAGCGATCTTTTTAAGCTTCGCTTCTGCTTTGCTACCTTTTTCAGCAGGAGTCATATTTAGTGCACGCACTAAGTCTAATAACTCCGCATTTGATTTGCTAACTTTTGTTGCCATTTGATTTGATTTTAATTTGAACAAATATACTAAACTTTAGAAACTCTTTTACCCATTCCAACTCTACTCTTCTCAGCTTTTTTTGCTGAGAGTTTTGATGGACTCAATTCACTCTTTGTGGTTGGTGTCTTTGAAGACACTCGCTTGGTTGGACGACAGTATTCGTTCTTACCACCTGCCCCACAAGCCTTACCACTTTTGGTATCAACCCACTTCTCGCTTTGCCACCTTTTCAAGCTCGTACCCTTCTCGGTCTTACGAACCGAGCCGGATGCCTTCCTACACTTAGCAATGGCTTGAGAAGCCCTTGCAGATGGAAAGACATCATACGATGCTTTTACTTTTCGATAGCAAGCGTCTTTCATTTCTTCTCAGCTATTCTAATCTTACGGTCTTCAACTCGTGCAGCCCTTCCAAGAATCCTGTCTGCTTTTTTCTCACGACCCTCATCTACAGCTTTGTTGCCTTTAGCCACAAGCTTGTCTTCTCTTTTCTGCAAACGATCAATTACGTTATTCCTAAATGGTATGCTATTGTAATCCATTAGTATTTCCCTTTACGTGATTTAGGAGATGATTGCGTTGAGCCACCGGGACCTGCCCACAAGTTTTTACACGCCCAATACTTTGCGCTTAACTTGTTGTTGGCTTCACTGCAACCGTGTCTTGCTCGAAATGAAGACCGTGCCGCTGCTGAGTAGTTGTGACCATAACCCTTTGCACCGAAGTGAATAAGCTTCTCTTGCCCATTTGCACAGGCTTTCACCATTCGCTTCTTGCCGGGTCGGTCTGAAGCAACGACACGGTTACATTTCATTTTCGATTTAGTTGCCATTACTTCTTTTTCTTTGCAGCTTTCTTAACGAGAGCTTTAGCAACTTTCTTAGCAGCAGCTTTCTTTACCATTCCTTTACCGGAAGATACAGGAGCTTGAAGCATAGAAGAAGCAGGCAAGTTTGGTTTTGCTTTTTTCATCGCTTTTGTTTTTGTGGGGTTAGTAATTATTTTTTGGGCTTTTTTGGTTTTGGCATTGTCGCTGCCTTCACCTTTTGTGTGCAAGGAGTCATCTTCTTTTATTTTATTAGTGATAATATCTTTACCTTTTGTAACGGTAACCTTTCCGTCTGACACATCAACCTTCATTGATTCTGTTTTATCTTTCGATACTTCAGTGATCAACTCTTTGATGATGGTTATCTCAGGCTTATCTTCTTTTTCTTTTGCTCCAACAATGTGTTGAAGTATTCCAATCAGCGCCATTGAACTCGTAGCAACAAGTCCAATTACTGCCGGCAGTACACTACTGTCTAAGAACATAGAACTACCAACACCAATCAACACAAGAAGTGTGATATAGTTGATGGCGTTTTTACCCAAATGCTTAGAAGCTATTTCTCTTGCCGATTCCATTATCTATCTTTGTTCACAAATATAATAAAATGAAATCAAATTTTGACGATTACTTAAAATATTGGAGGGTCATCCGCCAATACGTAAAGGCGAGGTACGAGCTCTCTCAGGCAGACCTCGATATGCTGCTGTTTCTCTACTCGGAAGGATACTTCGGAAAGGACAGGTTTAAGGAGTTCGCCCAACTCGTTTCGTGGGACGTGAATAGGTTTGACCGGCTACTCACTCAGGGATGGATAGAAAACTTCAGAGCCGGTAGGCGTGGGGTCAAAGGACTATACTGTTTGTCTTACAAAGCCAAGCGGATGATTGGCTCCATCTACAAGAAGCTATCAGGTCAGGAGATACCGATGAACGATGTCAACAACCCTATGTTTGCTCGGAATGTAAAGTTCACCGACAAGGTGTACCGCAACTTCATCATACAGATGAACGAGGACACCCGTAAGGCTAAGGCTACAGGACAACTACCACATCACGTTCCTGAATGATCGTGAAGGGCTCGTCCCCGATAATCATCGTATAGCTCTGCGCCTTGTCGTAGTAGATCTCATCTCCTTCGGAGATAGAGTGGACCTCAGTGCCGGGGGTTACCACCTTGCCACGCTTGTAGCGTAGTTGATTGGTATCCTCACCCGACAGGACAAGTCCTGACGAGGTCTTTACCTCTTCGTCTACTTGTCTGATTACTATGTTCTTACCTATAGCTTTCATCGTCTCGTTTTATTTCAGTCCAATGTCCACACTTAGGACACTCTAATAAATCACCGTGGTGTAGTTCCACGTGGAACTCTGACCACTCAATCTTGCTTGCCTCCACAAGGGCAAGCCATTTGAAGTTGCATTGGTCGCACTCCATCGGGTATGCTACGTTCTCTTGCCCTACGTTCATTTGGTTTCGTATGAGCGTGCCATTGTGATGATGGCATTGGTTGACAAGATTGTTGTGGCAACACTGATGGCGTTCTGTAACGCTGACCTTGTAACCTTCAGTGGGTCAATCACCCCCATCCGGATGAGGTCACCAATCTCTTTAGTCTTTACATTTAACCCCTCTCCGTCTTTGACATCGAGGGTGTAATGGTCCTCAACCTTTAACCCTGCGTTGGTCAGTATCTGTGTAAGAGGAGCCTTAAGCGCAGCGTCAACAATGGCTGCTGCCATATCTTGCTCCTCGGAGCTTACTTCGCCAATGAGTCCATAGACCTCAACCTCATACAGGGCTTTGCCCCCACCGGGAAGGATACCCTCCTCAAGGGCTGAGCGTACAGCGTGCACGGCATCGTCAACCCTGTCGTACAACTCCTTCTGCTCAAGGTCAGTGTTTCCCCCTACATAGATCACACCAATGCCACCCGTCAGGGAGGCAATGCGCTCGAGCAGGTGGTCCTTGTCAGTCTTCTTCTTGGCGGTGCGGTGTGCATCCCAAAGCTGCGCAACCCTCTCCTCAACCTTTGACTCGTCAAGCTTCAGGTCTGATTTGAGGATGATGGTCTTGTCTCTACTTACCACCACCTTAGCAGCGTGCCCTAAGTCAGCGTATGTAATTTTACTTAGGTCGTCTCCGGTCTTCTCAGAATAGTATGTAGCCCCGACACTGATTGCAAGGTCTTGCATCAGCTCGTGCTGCTTGTACCCAAAGCTCGGAGGTTGAACCGCACATAGCTTAAGGTTGTTCTTCATTACGTTAGCCGCAAGGGTGTTCACCACATTCACGTGACAGTTCGATACGATCAAAAGCTTCTTACCCTCTTGGATAATTGGCTTTAGCACCCCCTCGATCTGCAGAATGTTCCCGATCTCAATGTCAGCCACGAGCACCATCACGTCCTCAAACACACACTCGTCCCGACTCTGATCGTTAATGAACAGTGGGCTCATATACCCCCTGTCAATCTTTAGACCCTTGGTGGTCTCGGCATACGTCTCAGCCGTCTGACTCCGCTCCACGGTAACAATCCCACTACGCCCCACGTCCTTATACACCTCGGCAATAATCCTACCTATCTCACGGTCATTGTTCGCAGAGATGGAGGCAATGTCCACAAGCATTGAGCTCGAGACTTTCTTGGCTCGCCTGCGCAGCTTGTCCACCACCTTGCCACTTATGTCCACCATATTGCGTAGCACCTCGGTGCGGTTATGGTGTGGTTTAATGTGGCTGATGCCACCCTCCACGAGCGCCTCAGTCAAGACAATGGCTGTAGTCGTACCATCACCGGCAAGTGTTGCCGTACGATCCGCTGCCTCCTTCATCATCTTAACCGCAAGGTTCTCGACAGGGTCAATTAAGTCGACTGCTTTAGCCACGGTCACACCGTCTTTAGTGACGGTGATTCCGTGGGTATGTTGGGGGGATTCTATAAGTACTGTATTACCGGAAGGTCCTAACGTGCTTTTTACCGCACCTGAAATCTTTTTGATACCGGAAACCAATTTAGCCTGCCCTTCTTCTGAAAAGAACAGTTCTTTAGGAGAGTATTCCATTTGATTTGATTTGAATGTTCACAAAAATAATAATCTCGGTTCATTTGACAAAATAAAGAATATAATGTCACATTCTTCCTCCCCTATTATATATATATATTTACCTCCTTTTATTAAGAAATTTATGATTAGAGTTCATTTTCAAAATCGACATAATTGACAGTATATTAATAATCAATTAGTTAGACGACATAAAAACAACATAGTATTGATAGATAATCAGGTAATAAAGAAAACAAAAAGGAGGAGCTACAAAAGTAACCCCTCCTCAAACCAAATAGACCTGTTCAAATCTTGACTAAAACATCTTCTTGATGGCTTTCATAGTCTCAGCTTTCTCTATACCCAATGCCATAGCATCAGAATACATCTCAAGCTTCTTAGCCTTCTTAACGTCCTTCTTGATTTGAATAGCCTGTTGGATTCCGGTAACATCGTTAG